TCGCTCCAACAGAAGAAATTCTTACTGGTGCTGCTAACTGGGGTACATCTACTGCTGGTTATTTAACACCACAGAAGATTGGTACAGGAACACAGGTTGCAACAATCTGCCATAGAGCATTTGCTTATGCTGTAGATGATATTGCAATCTTGGCTGCTGGTGAAGATCCTATGGGTCATATCAGAAATCAGCTTGCAGATGCAATTAACAAACTAAACAACGCTAGATTGTTCTCACATTTAGCAGGTTTGTTTGGAACTGCATTATCTTCTAACAAGCTAGATGTAGCAAAAGCTGGTGCTAGTGCAACAGAAGCCAACTTTTTGACAGCTTCTACAATTGCAAGAGCAAGAAATCTTCTTGGAGAAAGAGGTGAGGATTTAGATATTCTTATCGTTCACCCAACAGTTGCTTACTACCTATATCAGGTTGGTATGTTAACATTCTCAACTTCTGCATTATCTACTGGAACAGGTATCCAGTGGGGTGGTGGTGGAGTTGGCATCAGTGACAGAGCAGTTGGCGAATTTGCTGGTTGCACAGTTGTTGTTGATTCTGCTGTTAACACAGTTGCACCATCTAGTTCTTCTGGTCATCAGATAGAGTTCTTCTGCTATTTGACAACATCAGGAACAATTCTTGAAGGACAGCAACAGGCACTAAGAATTGAAGCTGAAAGAAACATTCTTTCTAAGCAGGACGTTCTTTCTGTTGACTATCACACTGCGTATCACGTTATGGGTACTAAGTGGAATGATGCTGCTGACAATCCTACTAATGCAAACTTAGCGACAGCTAAC